TTTATATCTTCGACATCCGGTATAGGTTCGTCTGTACGCCATCGCTTAACGATATTCTCCCCCTCTATTGAATCATCAAAGTAATAGGTAAAGTTGCCAATGGTCACATATAAAGAGTTGTCGGTTGGTTGTTCTATTTTCATTATTCTTTTATTAATTTTATATCGTGGAATCTTTGACCGAGTGCCTTTGCCAGTCTTTGTCCAGTAGCTTTGGCTTTCGGTTTAGAGTTCTCGGTTATGGTAAGGATGCGGACAGGTAAGTTTTGTTCGTCCAGAGCTAGTACTTCATATTGTCTTTTCATGAGTCGGTTAGTTTGCAAGCCACTCCTCAAATGTTAACAAAGGCTCGCCAGTTGTGAAATCGTTACCTTTACCATCGTCTGCACAGGTAAGATAACAAAGGTATTCCTCGTCATGTGTGCCCCTAAGTTTGGTTTGGCAGTTGTAAGTTGTTTCAAGTAAAGAATCGTTGTCTAATATAGTGTCATTATTCATTTTGTAAGGTCGGTTAAGGATTAAGAAAACAAGATCAGCCCAAGGATAACAAACCATGAACTGGCACAGAAAAGGATAAAACAGGATTCTAGGAAGTTGTCCATTTTACTGGGTTTCATCCAATCTAGATCAATTCTGCGGTCAGGTACTTTATTAATAACTTTGATTTGATAGTCACCAGTGTGGCAACTTTGGGAAGATTTAGGACATTTATTCATGATATTAATTAGATTCAATAGTTTTAAGTATTTCTAAGCCTTCGATAAAAGCCCACAGCTGATCATACAGCTCTCGCTTTGTCCGGGCTGATATGTGCCTACGGCTCCCTTTATCAGTCGCCATAAAATACACTTGCGGAGTTTTATACCATCCAAAGGTTTTCTGTGGTATTAATTGATTGATCCTTGCGATTGCAGAATCAAGGTCTTGATTGGTTGTTTTATTCATTTCTATTAGGTATTTTTAATGATTAATTTGAAATAGCTTGTTCAATCGCTCTTTTCTTTTTTGATCCGTGTGGATTGATCCAAATTGATTTAGCTCCGATTCTATTGCCTTTACATAACTGGCATTGATCGCAAGATAGGCCTTTACTATCTGACAAGCATTCAATCGTATCTTTTGGCTGATTTGGTGATACGTGAAAGAAACGCAAGTTTTTCGCTTTTGCTCGTCTCAAGCTGTCATTTGTCTCAGTTGATGCCATAAAATACTTACCATAAGCCGAAGCCTTAGCAGATGGCATTTCTTTCCAGTCGTGAAAGTAGCCTGTCCATCCGTCACATGATTCTGTGATAGCTTTGACAATGGATAGAGGAATTAAGCTTGGATTGCCATATGCACCAAATCGAACTTTTCTTTTATTAAAGACAGAATCGTAAAGAAAAGGATGCAAAGTTTGATATTTTCCGGCCTTGTAAGCTTTCCAAATAGAATTGGGAGCTTGGCCTACATTAACATAACAGCCATTACCATTAGCAAACTTGCAACCTGTGCAGATAGTTTTCGCATCAAGTCCACTTTTTACACCATCAACTGGTGAGTGATCCGCAAGCAATATCCAAATTTGAATCATATTGCCAGTTTTCCGATTGGAAGTTTTAAGCGTAGCTATTACAGCAAACTTTTCCCCATTGGTTATTCCTTCATGTATAATAAATCCGTTGTCTTTCATTGGTATAGTATAGTTATGAGCAATCTGCTCTTGGTTATTCATTCAATACGCAAACCTATTACAGCAATTGCAAACCAAGTCAAGAGAATTGCAAAAAAGTTTTAAAGGTAAAGTTTTGAGTCATGGCTAAAAGAAAGCTTTAATCGTTTCAATCGTTTCAATTTAAAATGAAAATAGAACGGGAAAAAAGAAAAGCAAATACACAAAGACGCATCAACGCATCATGATATATTGATACGATAACCAAGCTTCTGATCGATAACAACTGGCAAACTTTACTGATGTGCTTTACTCGTGTAAAACTGATCTAATTAGACATAATGCTTATTATACGGAATAAATCTTGTCCGATACTCTATAAATCTATGCAAAAGTATAATAAGCCGTCAGTTTTTATGCTTATTCGGCAAAGCTTGTCCGGATCAACATCCCTCCCCTATAAGAATCTTGCGGGTACACGGGGGATTAATAACGCGCGCGTATATAGCGTAAGGGTCTCGCATTTTTCTACCAAAATCTTTTTGAGAAGTCGTTCAGATGTTTCCAACGAAACCTTTCGGCAGTTGTACAAGAGAGAGAGCTTGTCTTTCATTTATGATACACAAGATGCGTTGTGAGTCATTTTAACAACTTTTGAAGTGCTACTTATCGCTTGATATAAAATGCTTTAAACCGTCCGTAATAGCGATATTGATGTAATCTTCATCGGACGCTACTTCTTTGCCCCATTTAACAAGCATATCGTGGGTTTCGTCTTCCATCTCCAGCTCTAGCTTCACGTGCATCTCTTCTTCCTCCGACACGATACGAATGATCGGCAAGTCTGGATTGAGATCGGGTGCGTCTTTAGAAGTGGGGATAGGTTTCGTCGTTTTCTTCGGTGTGGTCTTCTTCTTCATCGTCGTTTAAATCAGGGTTATTAAGCATGTCTAATGCGTTGTCAGGTTCACCTGCAAATATAACATCATCTGTATCAGTGAGTACTGACAGCTTACAGAAGTCCAGGCATCCGGCTATAGTGTAATCGTTAAGGTCGTACTCACGTTTGAAGTGATACACAAGCTTTGCTAATTCGTACTGGAACGTATCTGTTTGATCGTTGATATTCATCGCTTCGCTCTTTTTAGCGTCTTAACATTCTTCGAATGATTAATACTAATATTCATAATGATGATAACAAAAGCTATAGTACCTCTTTCCGAGACGTTTTAACAGACAATTCGACGACCAAGCTGTACCCCTCTTAGATACTCACTCTTTAACTTTTATGCTTTACACGTTCCCTTCGGCTGTTACTTTGTATAATAATGAGATTTAGATCGTACCTAAAAGGTCCGTTTAAGAGGTCTCTTACCGATAGGTATTCTTAATAAGCAATAAGCAATAGCATCAACAGAGGTTACATTAGCTGACGCTTGTTGTAGCTATTTTATTCCACTTCGTTACATAACATTCCCTTACAAACACTACAGCTACATCAAGATCAATATATCAGTTATTTAGTTAGCTCATACATCCGTTCTTTCGCTAACATCTCTAATACTACAGATTGATAACGTGATCTTTAAATAGGTCTTTTAAGGATAGGTGTGTCTACAACAGTAGACCTAACAGATTTACAAGGTATAGCTATAGAAGATTTGTTATAACAGTAATTACATCCAAAGGTTAGCTACAGCTTTGTTATTACGCTTATGGAAGCTATCAGTGAAAGCTTGTAACTCCTGATGTAATAGTTCTTGTTGTCTATCAACCATCGATTGGTCTGCATTCGCAGCCATCTGCTGCGTCCAATAACCAACAGCGATTGATAAGGCGTCAAGACGGTCATCGTGTACCAGTGATCCTTTATCTCTTGTTATCCTTGATAGCTGATACATTAACATATATCTGGTTTGTTGTTCTATAGGGTAGCTAAGAGCTGATCTGTAATCATTTGTTATAACAGAAGGGTCGACGACTAGACGATGAGCGTTAAGTACAGGTTCCATTACATCGACGATACGAAGCTCCTTTTGTTTGTTGTGGCGTACTTCTTCTATGGTTACAGGGTATGTTGTTCTAAACAGAGGTTTAATCAGCTCCATGAACATACCGTCTCCAAAGTTAGACTCTATAACAACGATATTAACTTTGTTATCCTTTGCTATAGCTACCAGTTGTTTCAATGTCTTCTCGTCGTACCCGCCTTTTATACCACCCGCATCAGGTACGTACAGTTGTCCGTTAAGCATCTTTACCACAGCGTACCCTGTCTCGTCCTTACCCCGCCCTGATGGGTCAATAGATAACACAGAGCCTGTGTACGGTATCATATCCCCAACAGTTGAAGAGGGACGCCTGAATCGATCCCCCGCCAATCCGACATTTGGGAGTTCACGATCCGTATTATCCGGGTCAGAGGACCACACTATCTTTTCAGGAGCTAAGTCTACATCCACATCAGATATTATTAGATCGTTAATCTTTAGTGGGTATCTATCAGCATCGCTTAGCTTAGGATTCAGCATGAACTGAAGAGCGTACCCGGTACGACCGTAGCTCATCTTACGTTCTTCTAGGTCGAGATCAGTGAACCGTAGGGGTTCTGTAGATGTACCTACTGTATCAGATTCTATGTTATCCTCTATAAGGGGTGCTAGATCGCCTCCGTAGTTGTTGGTAGCTTCTACCTCATCCGGATACTCTGAAGGCCATATACGGCTCTTGTAGCCCCTCTCTCTAAGTTTGTTGTATATAGAGTCCTCACACTGTGGAGTACCAAGAAAGATGATACGGGAGGTGTCGAGTGGTTTAATGATAGCGTCAAACTCCTTTACTTGTTCATCCAGCTTATCCCTCATTCCTTGAGTAGCACTGTTATTAGCTACCTCTACGTCGTCCGCTACGATGATGTCTGCACGGGATCCTGTGAGCTGTGACGATATACCAAGGGACTTAACAGAGGGAGCGTGAGAGGCTGGAGCCGGTCCTACATCAAAGGCTATCTTACTGAATCGTTGGTTCTCTGACGGCTTTAATCCTTGTAAAATGGGAATCTCCTGAATGATTCGCAAGGTAAAGGTAGAGAAGTCATCCGATCTATTCTTACTGGCAGACACAACAAGTATGTTCTTAGCTGGGTCCAGCAGTAGCTGATGTACTACAAAGGCTGATGTTATCCAACTCTTACCTACGCCTCGGAACGCCATGATAACAGACCGCTTAGGTCCGTGTTGCAAGTACTCCGCTATGTCGTATTGAAGCGGGGTAGGATCAGGGAGGTTAAGGTGTTTCCAAACTAAGTATAGAAAGTTTCTAAAGTCCCGTAGCTTGGGCGGTATCTCGATGTTCTTCTTCTTCAAATGGTAACGCTTTTAATTGATGGTCTAATGCTTCCAAAGGCGTACCTACACCGCTGTCCATCAATACATTGTTATCTTTCAGGAACTGTCTAGCACCGTTAAGAAGAGCAGCGTTGTACTCCCCCGTATCTTCCATCATATCAATGCTGTGGCTATAAGCTCCTGCTATCTTATCGTGCAGTTTACTTCCCTCTTTATGACTTAGCATGATGTTATCTTACTATCTGTTGTTATCTTTGTAAACAAAAAGAGGCGGCCCCGAAGAACCGCCCCTTAATGATGGATGAGCGTTAAAGCTTAACTTAAAGCAGCTTCGAACTCAGCGACTGTTCCTAACTCAGTACCGTTATGG